TCACATAAAATACTATTTGTTAAATCATAATCAGAAAATGGCTGTTCAAAATAATATTCCCAAACATTATTAGTTAATGTATAATTTAAGTCAAAATAAGGTGTTTTGTTGACCAAATCTATATATAGTTTATCTCCTTCTTTTAGCTTACTCAAAGCATTAATAATTCCCCAATAATATGCAAATAATCCTTTTTGCATATTATCAGTATAGATGTAAGTATTTCCTTTCATATAATTAATTGTGATTATGTTTAGTTAAACAATAATTTATTTCTTTTTGCATATTTTTCATATAATTATTATTGTAGAATTGTTGTGATATTTGATTTGTATGAACTCTATTAGAAACTAAAACATCATTTAAATAAATTGGCTCCCCATACATTTTTTTAATACTATAGTAAAAATCACAGTCCATCATCATAGTTAAATTTGTATCAAATTTAACTTGTTTGAAAATTTTATTCTTAAATGCCAATGCAGATGGTGATCCCAATGTATTTTTTCCTTTAATTATATCAGGATTCCATTTGGGATATAAATCCCAATAAAAGTTATGACCATCATCATTAGTATGATTGGAACCACATAATAACCAGTTTTCATTTTCATTAAAACAATTATAAATTTTTTCTAATGCCTCATCATCGTAAAAAAAATCATCTTGAAACATTATTTTAATAATTTCACCAGAGCATTTTTCAATTGCATTATTAGTATTAGATGGGCCATTTCCCCTATCATTTTTATTTTTGAAATAATTAATTTTAAATCTGTCCTTAAATTGGGATATAGATTTTAATAAATTATCATCAACACTGTGATCAGAAATAATTACTTCAAAATCTTTAAAAGTTTGAATTTCTATAGTTCTTAATAAATCATTAAGAAACTCTTCCCCTCTTCCATAACATTCCCATGTAGGAACTGCAATAGAAATTTTCATATTACTATCCAATTTGGACAATATAAATCTTCTGTATTATGATGGGAATATGCAGGACCAAACCATTTTTTGGGTGCAATAACCTTTTTATCTGGATTACTTATTAACCATGCTCCCCACCAACTCAAAGAACTATTTGCAATTATAGCATGAGAACATAATGTCATTAAACATAAATCAATATAAGGTACTAATGCACCATCTTCAAATTTATCTTCTGGTTCGGAGAACATAAATCTATCAGACTTAAATATTTCTTGTTCTTTACACCAGTCAATTGAATCGGAAAAAACAAGCACAGGCATGTGGTCTGGAAAATATTTTAAAGATTCGATATAATATTCGAGTGTTTGTAAGGGATGTTGATCTTGCAAATTTACATATGCCCATTTAAATCCCCTCTTATCCGACAGATTAGGATCTCCTCTCCTAACATGAAGAAAAATAACTTCTTCATCTTTAAATTGTTTCATAAAGTTTTTACATGGATTCAACCAATTATCTTTAAAAATAAAATCTTTACGAATTTCATCTTGAATGTGTTTAAAATACTTTTCAGTTTGATAAAAACCAAATAAATTTACATTATCTGGACAATTCTTGAAAAGATTAGCGTCAAAATTAAATCCAGATTCTTGAACTATTTTAGATGAATCTGACCATCCAATATTTTTATTAGTAGAAAGATTAAAGGCATCTAATAAACCATAATTATCAAATTGAATTGAAGGATTTTTTGGTGGAATTGTATATTCAAATTTTCTATTTGCGGCAATACCCTTAAGTGCTGCATATTGAAACATTTGATTTCCTAATCTGCCGTTTCTTCCTATAAAATCAAATCCAATCATTTTTCATTACCTCAAATACTTTTGCAATTCCTTCTTCAATGGTGGTTTTAGGAATCCACCATTTCATTAAATAAATATCTGGCTTATTTTTTTTATTCATTTGAACAATATCCTTTTCAGTTGACGGGCTTATTTTTACATCGTACTTACCAATCAAATTAAATTGTCCAACAATTATATTAGCAATATCAATAATTTTTGTAGGTCTATAACTCGTAATGTGAAGATTATCTTCAGATGAAAAATCATTATAATTATTCATAATTACTTCCAATGCCTCACAACAATCTTCTGCATAAAGAAACTCTCGCTCTTCTTGCCCATCAGTGAGCATATCAATAACTCCAGTTTCAAATCCTTTACGAATAAAATCAGTAATTACATGAGCTTTATCATGATCCTTTTCAATACCATAAACATTCCAAAATTTAACAATTAATCCATTGAGTGATTTGGTATAAAGTTCTCCAATATTTTTAAGAACGCCATATGGTGAATGGCTCATATTACTCATTTGCGAAGAAGCAAATACAAACCTTTTATTGTACTTATGAAGATAGTCAAAAGCATTGGCCATTAAACGAGTGTTATTGTCAATGAATTGAAAAGTGTGTTGATATTTTTTAAGGTATCTTGATCCCCCAACATCGAATGCAAGAAAGAATACAAAATCTGCAGATTCTATTGCATTTTCAAGATGCTGATTAGGAATAATAGTCATATCATGATCAGGAATTTCTACCTTATCAAAATTAATAACAGTATGCCCTTTATTTTGAAGATATGTAGAAAGATAGGCACCAATTTGTCCACTAGAACCAAGTATTGTTACTTTCATTTCTTTTTTATTTCTCCCAAAATCCAATTGTATGTTTTACGAATTCCTTCCTCTAAGCTCTGTGAATAATCCCATCCTAGTTTCTCACGAATAAGATCATTATTTGAATTGCGTCCACGAACTCCAAGAGGGGCATCTAGGTTATATTTTTTTTGAACAGATTTCCCAGAAACTCTAGCAGCAGTATCCACTAGTTGATTAAGTGTAACCATTTCCTCAGAACCAATATTTACCGGACCGATAAAATCGGACTGCATCATACGACGAGTTGCTTCAATACATTCATCAATGTAAAGGAATGAACGAGTTTGTTTTCCATCCCCCCAGACCTCAATCTCTCCTCCTTCTGAAGGTAGATAAGCCACCTTACGACAGATTGCCGCTGGAGCTTTCTCTCTACCACCTTCCCAGGTTCCCTCAGGACCAAAAATGTTATGATAGCGAGCAACTCTAACTGGAATTCCATAATTACGATGATAAGCAAAATACAGACGCTCGGAGAACAATTTTTCCCAACCATACTCAGAGTCTGGATTTGCAGGATACGCAGATTCCTCTCGACAATCTGGTCTATCTGGATCTAGCTGATTATGCTCTGGATACATACAAGCAGAGCCGGAGTAAAAGATTTTTGTTTCTTTTACACCCCTACGTTCATTGAGTTGTTTTTGACATTCAAGTACATTTAAATTAATAGTAACAGAATTATGCATAATATCTGCATCATTGTCACCAGTAAAAACAAAACCAGCACCACCCATATCAGCAGCAAACTGATAAATCTCATCGAAAGCTTCAATGTATTTAACTGGAGCAGAATGATAAAAATTTCCGAGATATCCTTTAAATTGAAGTACTCGTTCAACAAATGAAAATTCTCTCAAATCTCCTTGAATAAATTCATTGGCTGCTGTCTCAGAAAATTCTGGTCGTTTAAGATCAACTCCACGAACCCAATAACCTTCAGAACGAAGTCGTCTTACCATATGACTACCAATAAATCCACCGGCACCAAGAACAAGTGCCTTCTTAGTATATTGTTTCATTGTAATAAAAATATCTGAAGTATATATTAAACTTTAATTGGTGCTGGAATTAGTCAGAAGCTGTATTAACTTTGTAATTTCACTAATTCCAAAAAATGCACATAAAAATAAAACATCCCATAGTTTTAATTTGAGTGCAAATGGAATGGTCAAAAGACCTCCGATACACTTCATGGCTAATCCAAATTTAAAGTCGCCCCATAACATTGTTTGATAGCCAATCATTAAAAATATATTTCCGAGGTATCGGAGAATACCCTCTTTTGAAGAACTGGTTTTCATTGTATGTAGGCTAAAATAAAGATGTGCCCACATCACTAAGACATGAGCACACCCTATTTATTTTAGGCTACCTCTACTGCGTCTAGATCTTGAGCGATATATTCCATCAAAATATCGTAATCATCAAGAGGATCTCCAGAAAAGATTACGCCTTCGTTCTCATAAAATCTCCGAACTTTTTTGTACAGTTTCGGATTCTTAACATCAAGATAGAAATCACCATTCGAGGCGGAACGAAGAGTGTTAAGGTCTTTCTTGAATTTTGAAGTCAGAGTCATTGTTCTGCTGTGTTTACATGAATAGTATAGGACAAAAGGGCTGAGGTGTCAAGTGTGCCAGTTCTAAAACTGGATCCACCCACGCATCAGCCATATGGATGAATAATTCCAAAAACAAATAATACACCAATAATTCCACTAATCCAACCAACACGAATTTCATGTTTTTTAATTGCATCCGCAATTGATTGGTTAATCATATCTTGCACTTCATCTTTATCCATTTTTATTTTCAAGATATTTTTTAATAGGATCAGATTTTGTTTTTACTATTTCACATGCTCGTTTATAAAACATATTATCTGTATTTCCAGAGTTTTCAAACTTCTCTTTAATTTTTACCCAATTATCATAGGTATGTTGATCCATTGATTTGTTGCGATTTGGCTTTCATCGTACTTCATAATCTAATTTTTTCACTTTACGTTGGCGTCTATTATGTTGCCAAATCATATCCTCATTTGTAAGAACATTTTTTTTATTTTTTACTGGAGAATTTAACATTACAATTTGAGATAGATCATTTGCGAAAATTTTATCTCCAGAAATAGTTGCCATATTTGGACAACCACACGAAACTGATTTGCTAGAGTATGATTCTAGCTCTTTGCCACATAAGCGGCATCTAATTTTAATACTTTCCATAATATATTAAATTTTAATTATTTTATTGTTGTGGAGCCTGTGGTGCTGGAGCTTGTTGTGCCACAGGCTGTTGTGCCGGTTGAGAAGGTAGTGCTGCTGGTTGTTGACCCATCATTTGGGCAGAAGCCATATCATCTTCTACTGCCGTGTTGCCCTTCTCAGCAATAGATCTTAACATCCATACAAATTTTCCATGAATTTCCATCATGTCTTGTACAATGTTTTCAGTGGCATAGAAACCCTGCTCTCCTGCCTGTTCGGATACGGCAGTTAAAAGCTCTAACATAACAAGATTATCTGCCAGAAGTCTCTTTACCATTTCATCTGCCTTTGTGACAGGCTTTCCTGGAATCATTTGCTTCTGGCCCATTTCGTCCATTTGAGCATAACTAGAACCTTCTCCAATAGTAGAAACTTCGACAATTCGTGTTAGTGTTCCTACTGGACGAATATTTAAAAACCTCATGTGTTCGCTGAAACGGTCAATTTCTTCGAACATTGTTTCATATTGTTTTCCAAATAATTCGTGAAGCTGATGAAAATCAGGCCCTACGACATTCCAATGAAAAACCCATGTTTTATGAAACAATAGGAATAGATTTGCCTGAATGTCACTAATTAGTTTGTATAGTCCGTCCATTATTTACTCTTTTTAATTATTTATAAACTCAGAATGTATTTCTAAGTTCATCTCTTATGATAGAGGCATTCTCTCCACTAACACTGATAATTGCCTCTGAACCTCTACACCATATTCCAATCGTGGTTTCATTATTCAAAAATGCCCACACCCCAGAAGAAGATGGATTAATTGAAGTTGCACCAATCGAAAAGAGCTTGTTCTGTGCCCTCTGAAGGCACCCAAACTGCCCGTAGGGTGTGGGAGCTGCACCCAGCGATGCAGCAGGCGCAGAGGCGAACGCAGGGGTCACAGAGGCAGCGATAACCGCAGCAGTCGCCATAATGGTTTTAATCATGTCTTATAATAAGTAGCTGTCGTATTTATATAATAAAAAAGCACCCCTTTGTGGGGTGCTTTCACTCATTTTATGAGTAGTTTATCAGAACTTGAATATAATTTCCAACCTTTGACCGATTTATAATATGGTTTATTGTTCAATAACATTGATAGATTGCCCTTACTTAGTCCATATTTTCTACAAAATTCTGCTCTGTTTTTACCTTTAACTATTTCTCCATTTGGGGATACAAGTATAAACTCTTTTATTTTTGATTCTACTTTTGCTTCTGTTCCTATAAATTTAGTTTCCGGTAATTTCCACCCTTTATGTGATTTAATTTTCTTATTTAACACATTACAAATTTCTGACGAATTTAATTGATATTTTCTTGATAATTCCATTATATTTGAACCTTCAATTATTTCACCCCAAGGTGACATTAATTTGTATTCTCTACAGTGAGTTACATATCCACCATCTCCACCGTGAGTTGAGTTATACCCATTGTTATAAGTATCATAATATTCTATCCAATAGAATTCTCTTTCATTTAAAGAATTATAGTCACATTCTTCAATTATTCCCCAAATAAATCCATCTTTTCCATATTTTAACAATGCATTTTGAAATTTGGCTTTATATTGATTAGTATCATAATAATGCTTTTTTATTCTCCATTCTAAAGATTTTTTAGTTTGACCTATGTATTTCTTACTATTAAAGATACAACAAGCACAATAAATAATGCCCTTCTCAGTGTCCATAACTGCTCTTAATCTGGTAGCAATATTATTTATAATAAAAAAGGAGACCCGAAGGTCCCCTCCCCGAAATGTGCTACCAGTTCAGGCAATTATATTTAGGTCAATTAAACTTAAAGCCAGCACCGATAGTGAAGACCGGGCTGTAAGTTCCACCAGTTACACCGTAGCTGTTTGCAGCATTTGTAGTTGGGAACTTAACATCAGCGAAGCCAACGAGAGAATTGGTGAGACGAGTTTCACCACCAACAACGAAAGCAACTTGACCACGCTCACCAACAGCAGACTGGAAGTTTGCGTCAGTGTTGTTTACGAAAGGAATCTGATAACCAGCACCCAGATAGAGGTTGGCTTTGCTTACGCCACTAGAGGCACGGGCAAGACTCCAATCATAGGTAAGCATTGCGCCACCACCGGAACCAATTTGACCAGCAGGAGTACCGACAAAGTTTACATAAGGACGGACGGAAACAGCATTTTGGTTGCTGAAGGTCTTGACTGCATAACGACCTTGGACAGTTGCACCAAGAATAGTACGATCTGCAGTATAACTATTTCCATCAACACCTTGCTTGTTCAGAAGAACACCAGCGCCGAGGTAGTTACCAACACCCTGAGCTTTCTGAGCAGCAGCAACTTCAAGAGCAGTTACACGGGCATTGGTTGCGCCAAGCTCCCTAGCAAACTCAGCACGGAGAGCAGCAGCAGTACGAGCATCTGCCTCAGT